GGAGACGACAAGGGATCCGGTTCCGGGGACGAGAAGTCCGGAACGAAAACCTCTGCTCCAGACGACATGATGGAGCGGCTCAACAAGCTCGAATCAGATCTTCGGGAACGCGATGCACGCCTCGATCAGGCGAATCGTACCGTAGAGCAGCTCCTTTCGCGGCCCGCTGCGGCGAACCCGCCAGCGGTTCGGCCCGAAGACCAGGATCCCGGCACAATGCCCGACGCGGTCCTGGAGCCTGAGAAGTTCAGGCAGTGGCTTCCGCGCAAGCTCGCCTACGAGCGTTCCGTTACCACGGAAATGGTGAAGCGCGAGAAGAACGAAGCGACCACGACCGTCCAGCTCGACAACATGTGGTCCGAGTTCCAGCGCGACTTCCCCGATGCGGCGAAGGACGAGGAACTCGCCGCTGCGGCGTTCTCGATCGAGCTTCGGAAGAACAACATGCAGATCCCCTCGGATCGCAGGAAGTTCATGAAGGGCATCGCGGACCGCCTCGGCGGAGCGCGCAGGTCCGATGACAACCCGGCGGAAAACCGAACGGGCGGTCTTTCGAGTGGGTCTTCTGCCGGGGCAGGCCCCGCAGTGAAGCCGAGAAGCAAGGCGTCTGACGACAAGGACGAGGCCAAGGTGGTTCCGTTCGCAGACCAGATCGCCAACATCCAGGCAAAGATGGGCTTGCTCTAGCGGGCGGCCATAGGGGGTTTTGGCGATGGCATGGGCATTCGACGCGCCGACAGGCGTCTACAAGAATCACGCGCTCTCCAGCCAGATCCGCGAGGCGGCGCTGGAGAACACCGTCTTCGCGAAGTTCGTGGAGCCGGAGCGCGGCTTCGGCAAGGGCAAGGGCGAGAACGTCACGATCACTCGTGTCGCTCAGCTCCCGATCGCATCGAAGGTCTCGGAGATCGAGACCCTCCCGAGCGGTCGCCCGGTGGTTGACACCGTGAGCGTCACGGTCAGCGAGTGGGGATTCAAGATCGAGCTGACCGAGTTCGAAGAGTCCCTGGCTCACTTCGACATGCGGAACAAGTTCCAGCGCATGTTGCGGAACCAGATGACGCTGACGATGGACAAGATGATCGCCACCTCGTTCAAGCAGGCGAGCGCGGGCGTCATCAAGTACCACACCACGTCGGCGACGGCGGGCACGTTCTCGACGGCGGGTACGTTCGGCGGCACCGCGTCGAACAACATGACCGTCGCGCACCTGCGCGAGATCCGCGACTACCTCGCGGGCACGCTGAAGCTCCAGCCCTACCGGGACGGCAACTACATCGGAATCTTGAGCACCAAGCCCGCGCGCGGTCTCAAGAACGATTCCGAGTACCGCGAGTGGGTCTCGCGGAGCACGATGCAGCCCTTCGTGACCGGCGTGCTGGGCACGATCGAAGGCATCACGCTCATCGAGACGAACCACTACAACGCGCTGAGCACCGGGATCGGTTCCGGCGGCGTCACCGGAGAGGCGATCTTCTTCGGTGCAGACGCAGGGTTCCTCGCGACCGTGCTCGATCCCGAGCTGCGCGTCGGCCTGAGCGAGGACCTCGGCCGGTTCCGCACGATCGGCTGGTACGGGATCCTCGACGCCGGGATCACCTGGACGACCGCTGCGAACTCGCACATCGTCCACTTCGGCAGCGCCTAAGAGCTGGCCTGAGCTGACCTGAGGGGCCGGAAGCGTTCCGGCCCCTCCTTCCCTCCCATCGACCACTTGAGAAGGGGTTCAAGATGTGGGAATACCAAGAGCAGTCCGCTGCCGCTGCCGTCGTGACGGGCGCTGCGGCAGACCATTCGGTCTTCATCGTCGCTCGCCCGATCGAGATCATCCGCTGGGGCTTCGTCGTTACGATCGCATGGACCGGCACGGCGGGTGCCGCAGAGCTTCGGACCGCGGCGGCCGACGGCTCGTCTCCGTCCGCGGCCCTTGGTGGCAAGACGGCAGCACTGACCGCGACCAACGGTGCCGCGATCAGCAACGTCATCTACGTCATCCCGACCGCAGCGGTCCTGGTGGCTCCGGGCCGCCTGGTCGTGATCCGCAAGACCACGGGCATGGGCACCGCGGGAACTGCTTACGGGTTCATCGTGTTCCGTGAGCGCGGATTCCATCCGGACGCCTACGCGAACGACTTCAACGCGAGCACCTGATCCCTGGGGCCAGCCGGGCTTTCCTTCCATTGGCTCGGCTGGCCCGCCTTCTTCACCTCGTAGGAGAAACAAGAGATGCCGATCTTCGATCTCAACCGGCCGCAGTGGATGGCGAAGTCCGCCTCGGGGCGGAACGTCGTCATGTTCCTGGACGCTCCCGGAGAGTTCTGGTTCGAAAACATGGAGCCGTGCTCTCCCGGGGAAGCCAAGACCACGGGCTGGGACATCGAGAAGGTTCTGCTCGAAGCCGAGAAGAAGAAGCGGCATGAGCAGCTTCGCAAACAGGTCGAGGCCGAGTTCTCCGCGCGCGCAGCCGCGTCGGACGGCTCGGTCAAGGAGCACCCGAAGGACGTTCCGCTTCCCGGTCCTGGTCCCGCTCCAGACCCGGAAGAGGCGCACGCTGTCGGGGATGTCGTGATCAAGCATCGCGGCCGAGGGACCTGGGATGTCCTCAGCGGCGACGGCTCGGTCTTGCTCGCCAAGGTCTCCAAGGAAGAGGCCAGTTCCTACGCGAGCAGCATCAGCGCATAGCCGGGTCGGGTGGTTCGACATTTCCAAAGGGGGAGCGGGTGACTGCTCCCCCTTTGTTGTTAGGGGAAAACGATGGACCTGACGACCATCACCAACCGGGTCAAGAACACGGTGGTGGACGTTTCCACGGAGCTGGACGCCCTGATCGAGTCCGCAATTCAGGACGCCCAGCGGAAGGCCGAGGACCGGCACGACTTCGTCGCGATGCGATTCGAGGTCACGACGTACACCGCGACCGGAACGAACAGGCTCGTCGCCAAGGTCCCGGTCGGGTTCAAGAACTTCCGCCAGAACGCTCCCCCGTATTGGGTGGACAAGAGCGGCGGCACCAACAAGATGAAGGGCTTCACGACGCTCGGGGACGCGACTTCGGACTACTCGATGCTCGACACCACTGATGTCGGGATCCCGAACTGGCTGCTTTGGGACGAGTCCGCGGCGACCGTTGGAACCAACCGTGGCGACTTCGTCGTGTTCCCGTACCCGGATGAGAACACGACCGCGGGATCGCTCTATGGCGGGACCGAGTACCAGATCCGGATCCCGTACATCGGGCGGCTTGCGGCCCTCGGGACCGGCCTCGCATCCGAGAACTGGTTCACCTACGAGGCCTTCGAGTACCTGATCGCCCAGGCCTGCGCGGACTCGTTCCTGTTCAACCGGGACCGCGCGGAGTCTGCGATCTGGCAGGCCAAGGCCGATGACCTCCTCAGGAGGTCTGTGGTGCGTGACAAGCGAACTCAGTTCACGACGACTTCTCTCATCGTCAAGCGTGACGTGAACGAGACGCCGCATACCGCGAAAGGTTGGAGCTGATGCCGTTCCTCATCGATGTATCCAACCCGCTCGATGACGCCCTGATCTCTGGGTATCCGGCCAACGAGCGCGCGAACCGGACGACCCTGAAGAACGTCATCATCGTCGAGCACGACGAGGGTTCCGGGCACCACAAGCTTCCGGCCGGGACGATTGCGGCCCGGGATGCGATCACGGACTGGCCCGCGACGGGTCCGGTGTTTTTGGTCAACTCCGGAACTCCGCCCAAGCAGCTTCAGCATCGGAACTCTTCGTCCTGGGAGACGATCCTTCCCTACGGCGTGGGCACGACGACTGCGCGCGATGCGTTGACCAACGTTCCGACGAACTACACATGGTTCAACACCACGCTCGGGAACACCCAGTACTGGGACGGCGCAGCCTGGCAGACGGTTTCGGTGGCTCAGAACCCCGAGGTCGAGAGCGTCGCGATCAATGGGTTCTGTCAGGTCTGGCAAAAGAACCCTTCGGCTTCAGGTGTGAGCTGCCCGAACGGTGCCGACACCTTCGCGATGGATCGGTTCTATGTATTGCCGACTGGCGGGACCGCAACCGTCAACCGCATGACAGCAACCCTTCCAACGGACGCCGTGAGCAACGCTGGGATTGAGATCGTTGCTGCGGCCGGAATCACGCAGATCAAATACGGCACCAGGATTTCCGGGAGCCTGATCAAGCGTCTTGGCGCTCTGAAGGCTTCCGGGAAGCCAGTGTTCTGGACAGCCAAGATCAGGCACACCGGAACGATCACGAACATCACGCCGACGCTCAAGGTTTATACGACGAACCAGTCCGACGACGCGCTCAACACAAAATTCGCAACAGCGAACGTGACTGAGCGGCGGTCTACGCCGTTCTCCTCGATCTCGTCCGGGAACAGCGCGACGCTGACCGATACGTTCGACATCGCGGACTCCGCGGTGATCGGCGGGAACGCAGAGTATGGCCTTGAGGTCGCGATTCTGTTCACGGGACTCACCGGCTCTGCGAACGAGAAGATCACGATCACGGACTTCTGGTTCGGTGCCGGATCCGTTGCTCCGACGCTTCGCTTCGCCGACTTCCAGACCGAGCTGGAGCGGTGCTTCCCGTACTACGACAAGACGTTCAACTACTCGGTCGCCGCTGCGGCGAATAGCGGTTCGTTCTTGGGGGCGATCTGGTCTTTCTGCGAGGGCGGGCTTAACAAGGACGTTGCCACCTGGGGATACAAGACGGAAATGCGCGGCATCCCTTCAGTGACGACGTTCAACCCGGGTGCGGCTGGCGCGAGCTGGCGCGACGAGGCAAACGTCAACAGCAAGACGCTTGAGCTTCTTGTGACCGGATCTCGCGGTGCCAAAGTCGCTTTGACTGGCGGCGACAACTACACCGCCTATGCGGTCCACGCCCAGGCTGACGCGGAGTGGTACGACTGATGGTGAGCGGGCTCCAAAGGGAACTGGTCCGAGGGGACGACTCCGGCCGGGTCGTGGTCATCCCGCCGGTCGTGGGGCTCGATCTGACCTCGAATCAGATCGGCCGGGACCCGCGCTCGCTGTACGACTGCTTGAACGTTCGAATCCGGGACGAAGAGATCACGAACGCAGCTATCGGATATTTGAACTTCAACGGAATCGTTCTAGATGGCGAGGTGACGCTGATCCACAACCACGTCACCCGGGACCGGGTCTCGTATCTGATCTTCGGAACCAGGAAAAGCTTTTACTTATACGATGATCTGACCAAGACGGTCTCGTTCCTGAATCCTCGGGATGGAACCGGAACTGCGTCGGCCTCGGGGACGGCCGTGACCGGTTTCGGAACCCTGTGGAACACGAACGGATCCGGAACGACCTGGGACCGCAAGGTCGCGGCCGGGGATTACATCCACTTCGGGAACGCAAGCCAGGAAAACCCGGCTTCGGTCTGGTACGAAGTCCAGAGCGTGAACAGCGACACGTCGATCACGCTGACCGCGTCCGCGGGAACTGTGGGTTCCGGGGTCTACACGATCCGGAAATCGTTCTCTGGTCTTGCGAAGGAGTGCTCCTGGGCCGGAACGTTCCCGAACGCTCAGGGAACTTTGGCCGCCGGGCACACCGCTGGGCAAGACCTGCTCTACGTCACCAACGGTTCCGAGATGACCGTGTGGAACCACTTGGACGCGACGTTCTCCGTCCTTCAGGACTCAACCGCGCTGGAGAACACGTTCGGATTCACTGCGCGCGGCCTCGCCGTGATCGATCGGTTTCTTTTGTTCTGGGACATCCGTTCCACGGCTGGAGTCCGGTCCCCCGGAACGATTCGTGGGTCTGCGATCGGTGCTCCTGAGAACATGGCGACTCTCGAAGCGGCGCAGATCTCGGTTTCGACCGGAAAAGAGATCATCCTGAACATGGTCGAACTCGGAGACAACATCGCCGTCTACACGGACGACTCCATCGACCTGATCACTTACGTTGGCCAGCCCACGAAGTGGGCGGTCCGTCGTGTGGTCCGGGACATCCACCCGATGGGAAGGCGTGCGATCACGACGATCGGAGACTTCCACGAATTCATTGGTCACGAATCCGGGTACAGGTTCGATGGGGCCAACTCGATCCCGTATGGGACGCAGGTGTTCCGGGACGTTGCTCGCAAGTTCGATGCGACTAGGTCACACCTCGCGATCGTGGCCCGGGACGACGACCGCGGAGAGATGAACTGGATCATCCCGCTCCTGAGCGATGCGAACCCAGCGTCCGGGTCTGCGGAGATCGGGTACCTGGAGCACTTCATGGAGAAGGGAACCCCCTTCACTGCGAGGCAGCTCCCGGCAACGGCTGTGGGACGGTACACGTCGGTCTCGTCGAAGCGTTGGTCGGACTTCGTGGAGGACTTTGACGAGCTGCCCTCTGCGAGGTTCGATGAGAAGACGTTCGGCGGGTCCAACGACGTGATTTTGTTCGGCTCGATGAACGGAGCGATCTATGAGCTGAACGCCGCGGACTCGCTGGACGGAGCGACGATCGAGTGCTTCGCGGAGTTCTCGACCCAGGTGGGGTCTCCGCAGGGAACGAACAGTGCGTTCATCAAGACGATCGAGCCTGGATTCGTGATCCAGGCCGCCGCGATGTATTCCGTGGATGTGTGCGTTCTCGGGGCGCGTCGCGCTGGAGACGCGCTCGCTGAGATGGCCCGGGTCGCCTATGCCCAGAACGGATCCACGAAGAGGAAGGTCGCCATCCGAAAGGTGGCCCGGTTCTTCCGGGTCTGCTTCTCGTCTTCCGGGGCGAACAAGCCGTGGTATCTGCGGGTGTTCGCGATCGACACCTCTCCTGCCGGGAGCGGCTACTGATGAGCGATCCCCGCATGTCGCCGGAGGCGAAGGCCAAGCTGAACTCGCACAACGAAAGATGCGACGACTGGAGAGGTGTGTGCGTCTACTGCGGAGAGGAAATCGAGGGGACGCTTGCTGAGCTGAAGGCGCATTCGTGCTCTGAAATGGCAGCAGACAAGGTGAAGATGAACTGATGGCCCGGTTGATGGCAAAGCTGGAAGAGGTCCTGAACGCTCCAGACAAGCACAGTCGCATCTGGTTGCAGGACAGGTTTGCCGAAGTGATCAGGCGTCTGAACCTTGGCGTCGATCCGAAGCGCGTGATGGGGGCCTCCTTTGATGGTCAGGGCAATCCCCCTTCGGGCGGAAGTATCGCCTACGTCGTGTGTCCGTTCAGCGGGACGATCGATCAGTGGCATCTCGTAGCCGACGCGGCTGGGTCTGCGGTTGTTGATGTGTGGAAGGCCGCCGGGACGATCCCGACGAATGCGGACTCGATCGTCGGGTCCGAAAAGCCTACGCTTTCTTCAGATCAACTCAATTCCGATACGGACCTGACGACGTGGACAACCTTGGACGTTGCGGCCGGGGATGTCTTCGGATTCGAGGTTGAATCGGCGAGCGGGCTTACCAGAATCACCATAGAAATTCGAGTGGTCGAATCATCGTAAGGAGTCACCTGTGGCGAACATCGTTTACAACATCGCGAAGGGCCGCGTGATCGAGTTCTACAACCGGGTCGAGAACAACGACCCGGCAGCGAGCGCGCTGATCCTGGTTCCGCTCGAAACGACCGGCCTTGAATCGGACGCGACGCTCATCGACAAGGACGACCTCGCCGCAGTTCTTTCGGGAACGACGAACGAGCAGACCACGATGGGCCGAAAGACGCTCACCGACACCGAGCTTGCGGCGTTGCCTGCTCCGGTTGACGGGAGCGATTGGTACGAAGTGTCGCTGCCGAACGTGACCTGGACCGCCGCGAGCGGAAGCGCGATCTCGAAGATCCTGGTCTGCTACGACGCCGACACGGGTGCCGGAACGGATTCCAACATCATCCCGCTCACCATGTTCGATCTCACCTACACCCCGAGCGGAGTGGACCTGACGCTCAACACAGGCGCGTTCTTCCGAGCTTCGTAATGCCGACCTACAGCTACAAAAAGAAGCTCTCCGATCTCAAGAACGGAACGCCTGATGACTACATGCAGGCGTGCTCGGAGATCAACTCGATCTTCGC